GACTCACAACAACTCCGCCCGATGATACCAAGATTGTAGTTGTGAAAAAGATTGGAAAAATGTGGAGTGATCTTGACACCAGTTTAGTGGATAGCACCAACAATATCGCTAATTTTATAAAGTCAGCGCCCGGTGTTTGGCCACTATAAATACATTAATATGAGAGCAAATTATGTTTAGCAGAGATTTTTCAGGATTAAACATCGAGGGACACATCAAGATATGGTACCCCGAATCTGGTGAAATTGCCATTAATAAACGCAATGCCATTCATTATGAGAATATGAGTGTAGCATTAGCAGATAGCATTGGCAATTCAGGTCAGGGATTCATTTACGAAATGGCCTTTGGTAACGGCGGCACAGCCGTTGATCCTACCGGTATAATTACCTATTTGACTCCCAACAGTGTTGGCACCAATGCAGCATTGTACAATCAAACTTATACCAAAGTAATTGACGACAGAGCCGTGGCCAATGTTGATCCTACACGAAATAAAATTGAAACACGACATGTAACTGGTACTAACTACACGGATGTGTTTATCACTTGTCTATTAGATTACGGCGAACCTAGCGGCCAAGATGCCATTGATACTAGTAGTAACACTGACAGTGCCTTTGTTTTTGACGAACTAGGGCTGAAATCATACAGCGCCACGGGTCAAAGTAAGTTATTGACGCATGTAATTTTTCATCCTGTGCAAAAATCATTAAACCGACTTATTCAAATTGACTATACTGTGCGTATTCAAAGTTTAACCGGTCTGAGTGAGGTAGCATAATGTCATACACTATCAAATATACTGAAACAGGTAATCCTCAAAAACCAGATATAACAGTTGAGGATCAAACTCTTAACCAACAATTACCTGTAACTTTTGTGGGAAAAAATTATGTTGGCTATGCACAAATTATTGCTGAGAATTTTTTACATCTTTTAGAAAATTTTGCCAAAACTTCTGCACCCACTAATCCTGTTGAAGGACAGTTATGGTATGATAACAGTGCTGGGGTAAATCAATTAAAGGTATATGACGGCACAACTTGGGCTCCTGCTGGTAGTATTAAAAAATCTAACACTGCTCCTGCAGTGGCCAACAGCAATCTAGGTGATTTGTGGGCGGATACTGATAATCAACAACTTTATTTGTTCACCGGCAGTAACTGGGTATTGGTTGGACCACAGTTTAGCAGTGGATTAAGAACTGGTGCCGAAGTTGAAAGTGTTGTTGATGCAAGTAACATTACTCACAGTGTATTGAATTTGTTTGTTGGCGACGAAAAAGTCGGCATTATCAGTAAAGATGCATTTATTCCAAAATCTACAATTTCTGGATTTAGTGAAATTAGACAAGGATTTAATCTATCTAGTAAAGATTTTAACAGTAACAGTTTACCAAACAAGTTTTGGGGCACTAGTGAAAAGGCTGATTCTTTAGTAATTGGTGGAAATGCAGTATCGGCTTCTAGTTTTTTACGTGGCGACACAGCAAGTACAACAAATTTTCAGTTCAACGTTCGAAACCCCAGTGGACTTACTGTTGGTAGTTCAGGTGAATTAAGTATCACCATTGACAGTAATATCCCTACATTTAACAACAAGGCCAACGGATCAGCATTTGATTTTAAAACAGTCAATAACGGAGTAACTTCTACAGTGCTGCGTATCGACAGCACACGGGCTGTTGGTATTAACAATACAGCACCTGCTGAAGCGTTAGACGTTACTGGTAACATCAGAATCAGTGACAGTTTAATTGTTGCAGGAACTACTGATTCTACTAGTTTAGTCACGGGCAGTATTAAGACTGCAGGCGGCGCAGCCATAACTAAAAATTTAAGAGTAGGTGGTAATTTTGCAGTCACTGGCACGTCGACTACATATCATGTGATTCCAGACGCCGACGGAACTTATGATTTAGGAACAGAACCGCTGACTGGCGGCAAAGCATGGCGTAGGATATATGCTGATCAAATTTTATCACAAGAATTTGTTGGCAATTTAACAGGCAGTGTTACTGGTAATGTTACAGGATCTGCTAGTAAATTAAGTTCACCTACTGTTTTTCAACTTGCTGGCGAAGTTTCCAGCAACACTGTAAGTTTTGATGGACAAAGTACTGCAGGGTTTGCAACTTTTACTACTACTATCAGTCAAGATTTTTTAACTAATCGAACAGAAACACTTACTAGTCAACTTAATGATGAAATTTTAATTAATCGACCCGGTACAGGATTAAGAAAACTCACCAAGACAACACTGTTGCAAGGCGTAGCAACTATGCCAATTGGAACAATTATGGGCTTTGGTGGTTCAGCACCCCCGTTGGGCTATTTGTTCTGTGACGGTAGTGAAATTAGAATCGGTGATTATCCTGAACTTTTTGCAGTTATAGGCTATACCTTCAAAGCCACATCTTTGCTTATTGGCAGTGCCACTTTTGCACTTCCAGATTTAAGAGGAAGATTTGCATTGGGCAGAGACAATATGGACAACGGCAACACTGTACCTAGTATTGCTGACCCGACTATATTAATTGATGCTGGCGGAGGTAACGCAGATAGAGTAACTGATGTTTCTGCTGATACACTGGGCACAGGGTCTGGTACTGCTGAAAAATCTTTAACATTGTCTAATATTCCTGATCACGAACATGATTTAAGAGCCAATGCAGGAACACAGTTTTTTGCATTTAGAAACTCAAGCACTGTTATTCCTGATACTAACTATATCACAGGACAAGGTCCTACGGCATCCGGCACTGGGCAATATCTTCCAACTAGTGGCGGCATTGACACTGCTGGTAGTCTAGGGGTTGCTTTCAGTATCATGAATCCCTACATGACAGTTAACTATATCATTTACACTGGTAGATAATAAAAATGACGTATAATATTAACAAAACTGATGGATCATTGTTAGCACAAGTAGCAGATTCTGCGATCGATCAAATCGCAACAGACATTACACTAATTGGTAAAAACGTCAGCGGCTACGGGGAATTTATCAATGAAAACTTTGTAAAAATTCTAGAAAATTTTGCCAGTTCGACACAACCTAACAATCCCTTAGCGGGACAGTTATGGTATGACACAACAAGCGGCCGTCTTAAAGTATATAACGGTACTGGGTTTGGAGTAGGCAGTGGCCCTATTGTTTCAGGATCACAGCCTACTAGTTTTGTCGAAGGTGACTTTTGGATCGACAATATCAATAAACAACTATATTTTTATGATGGTGTCGATTTAACATTAGCAGGCCCAGTCTATAAAGATACTCAGGGCAAAAGTGGTTTCGAAGTTATTACAATAGTAGATTCATTTCTGATTGAACACACTGCGGTTTTTCTATGGATAGGTAATAGTCTACTTGGAATTTTCAGCAAAGACACTGCATATACTCCTTTAAATCCGATCACGGGATTTACTGGACAAATTAGACGAGGATTTAATCCTGGTACATTAACTGGTCAGAAATTTTACGTTACAGCATCTGCTGCTGATGCATTGGTAGCACCTAGTGGTGCATTAAAAACTACCAGCAGTTTCATGCTTACCGAAGAAAATACCAGCACAGTAGGCACTGTTACAATTCAAAACTCTACACCTTTAATACTTGGCCCTAATCAAAATAATGAAATTAGAACCAGTTTAACTTTGATAGAACATATCAGTAACAACACAGGGCAAGATTTTAAAATTAGAACCAAAACAGGTGCTGGTTTAGAAGATGCTTTTACAATCCGTACTACTGATCAAAGAATAGGTATCTATAAATCCAATCCGGTAGCCACTTTAGACGTGGGCGGAGATGTTTTCATCAGTGGTAGTTTAACAGTTAAAGGTGCCACTACCACAATAGAAACTACTAATTTAACTGTTGAAGATAGAGTTATTACTTTGGCAAAATCTAGTGACAGCACTGCCAGTGAAGATTATGCAGATGGTGGCGGGTTTATTGTTACAGGTACACCAAATCACTCTATGTTATGGGAAAAAGACAATGGAGTCAGTGGTGGCCAATTTAATATCAGCGATAATGTCAATTTATTGGTTGGCAAAGAAATCCGCATAAACGGACAATTGGTATTAAGTTCAACAAGTTTAGGAGCAAGTATTACCAGTGCTCCTGGTATTACTAGTTTTGGACCACAAACACAACTAACAGTTGATAATATCCTTATAGACGGTAATACTATTTCTACTACGGACGTTAATGGTAATTTGATATTATCTCCTCAAGGCACTGGAGTTGTCGATGTTGTTTCCAGCCGCATTATTAATGTTACTGATCCGTCTGGCGCACAAGATGCAGCTACTAAAAATTCTGTAGAAACTTTTGTTAAAAGCAGAACTCTTGCAGTAACAATTGATTGTAGTGATTTCACAGTGGGTAATATTGACACTAAAGTGGCTATTATTTTAACTGCACTGCACCCGCCCGCATCTTATCAAATTGGTACACAGGCCATAGTGTTGTGTACCAGCATTCAAGCCCAATTTACGGCTATTGATGTGGCCAGTCAGATTTCTAGAACTTACAAAGCCGTGTTAAGTATAGACGGTTCTACACAAGAAAATGTGTTGGAAGATTTCAGCATTGGTAGTGTACCTACTGGTAGTGCTACTATCGCAGTGACTAGACAGTTTAAAAACTTTGTAATTAATGCCAGCAGTCTCTGGGAATTTAACGGTCCTATAACACTTCCCGCA